CAAATTAATGTTTTGCAACCAAACCCTGTAACTGTACCACCGATACCTGTGCCTTTGTATTGCCCAGCTTGAGTGGTAGTAAAAAAATCCTTTTGGTTTTGGTCTTTGCTTAGTCTGGTTGATTGAAAACACCGCATATACCAATCACCTTGCATTACTTGTCTGCACCTCATGACATTCCTCTCAGCCAATGAGTGAGCGTAAGATGCACCTATAAATTGATGGTGAGGCTCATTACCCATAGCCCATGCTGGATATAGCTGGGCAACCATTACACTTTTTAATGTTCTAGGCGGTATGTTAATTATCAACTTAGGAAGCTCTCCACGGAATGACGCTTCTAAGTGTTCAGCTATGCAACCCAAATGCCATGACCACCCATAAGGCGTACCCGGCTCTAAAGTATTAAAAGCCCTCATTGCAAAAGTATCAAAGCTCAATCGGCAAGCTGCATCAAGGGCTTCTATGTCATTCATTCTTTAAAATCATCCCACCGAGTATATCGGATTCCCCAAACTAAAAAACATACAGATACGGATAATGAATTAGGGGTTTTAATTATATACACCCCAAATGGTAACGCCATGAATAAATTTCGATGGCCTTTGAAGTCTTTACTTTCTTTCCAATAATCAGCCGTAAATTTAATTTTTCTTTGTATCATTCAAACATCCTCGCTGCACAATTTAATATTACTCTAGGCGGTTGGCGTAGTGTCCCGCTGTCAGTGCGGTCTTTGTACCTGAAATTAAAATGATTATTCTCAAACGATACATGAAGCCCACGAGATATATAAGGCTGTAACATTTGCATAACCATTGCTTCGTCACTTACCTTTGATGGGGGCTTTGCTCTAATCCTTTGGTCATCCGGTATAGGGACAACAGGTAGAACAGGAGGAGGTAATAGTTCGGTTTGTCTAAGTGAAATCTTCTGCTTTAAAGAGTTGGCATCATCAGCAAATGACCACTTTACTCCCATAGATTGGCATAACCCGCGTAATTCTGTTAGTGATTGCTTTGCCATTATTTCTTCTTCAGCAGACAAACAAATGGTTTTGTACGTATGTTATCACTAGGTGCTTTTGTACGTACAATACTTGCCTCTGTATCAATCCCTGTACGTACAAGCGTTGAGTTGCATTGACAAGTTATCCAATCAGCTAATGATAATCCGGCTTTCTTAGCAGCAGATTCCCAAGCTATTTTATCAGTTGCCAACAGGCGCATTTCATATCTGGTTGTTTTAGTCATGTACGTACATTATTTTAGTGTACGTACAATGTCAACCCCTATGCAAGCACCGGAATATTACGCACAGCGTCAAACTCGTCCTTAATCACAGCCGGAAAACGGGCATTTGCTATCTCTTGCGCCTTAAACCGTATCCATTTCAGCGGCACTGACATTCTGCCGCTTTCCTCGGCTACTCCGTTCCTCACGCACCAACTCGTTGCGCCATCGGTTGTCATGTTGCCTTCATCGTCATAAAAGGCAATTTTAATCTTGCCCTTAAATGGTTCAAGTGCATCTAAAACTTGTTGTGCAGTCAATAGATTAGTAACTTGTGGCTCTTTCTTTTTCTGTTGGATTGGGTTGAGGTCTGGAGGCGTTAGCGCGTCAATTACACCCGGCTCCAGCGTCAATACAATACGCGCTCTAAGGCTCTCCATGCTCTCAGCTTTAATGCCGGGCAAGCCAATCTGTTTAGCTATTTCACGTAGTTCCTTCATGTTTTTATCGGTTAAATCAAGCATCGTCTTTATTCCCCCGTGTTTTAATGTAATGGTCTAGTGCTGCCTTGTCGCTGTCAGCAAGCGTGTGAACTATTGGGTTGTCCTTTTGGCCTCCCATGTTCATGTCCTGAGTGTCTTTCCATCCATGATTCTTTAATGCAAATATGGGGCCAGTGGCAGGGCCGTTGTATAATTGTTTCTCGGCGTAATGCTCAACTCTTTGTTTTGCTGTTCTTATAGTGTCGTAATATTCATCGCGCTGTTCGTAGTTACAAAGCAAATCTCTATATGTTCCAAGAGCTAATGCCAAACCTGTTATGGTTACTGGCTCAAAATAGATTTTATCACCTAAAACTTTAGGTTCTTTTACTGATTCAAAATAAGCGTCTATCTTTTCTTGTAGTTCTTCAACACTCATAGCCTTAATTCTTTCAAAATTAGTCATTTAATTTCTCCTTTCGTTTATTCCATAAATCCAACTCTTATAAAATCCTCTGAATTAGAATTTGCATCTACTATAATCGGTATTCCCTTGTATGTCGTAGGTTTAAGACATTCATAAATCAATTTTCCGTGTATTTCTAATTGGTTATAAATATCATTATCAAATAAATTTTTATCTTTAAATAAATTTTTAATATCGTTAAAAGAGTAATCTTTACCTTGTGTTATATTATTTTTGGTAGCAATTTCTATTCTTTTTTTTATCCGCTCAGTATCGCTTAGAACCCTTAAATCTGATTCCAACTCTTTTACAATATTTCTACTAATAGATATTTTTTCTTTTAATTCAGGAATATCCATCTTTAAAATCGGAAAGTCTAATACTATTTGAAACTTAATGTATTCCCAAAATTCACGCCCGAAATGTGCTATAATTCCATCATCATAACCATGTACGTTACCACCTAACTCACTATTACACTTATTACAACCTAAGTAGATATTTAATAAATTGTATCTTAGTTTACTATGTGAACCTACTGACTTAAAATGACAGCCATTTGATTTTTTAGGTACACAATTACAAGATATGCAGTTTTGACCGTAATCAATTAAACGTGCTATTTTATTTATCAAATATTGTAAGTCTGATTTATAATCGCTAACAGTCTTTAACTTCTCTTTAAGTTCTTTCTTTTCGGCACGTTCTTTCTTGTCACGCTGTTTTTTTACGTGTTTTTTTGCTCTTTCTATTGTGCAATTAAAACAATACGGCTGAATAGATTTTATAGGCTCAAATAGGATGCTACACGCTTTGCATTTTTTCAAAATGGACATTTTATTTTTTCTTTTCGTTTATTTTCGGACTCAATTATTTTAGGCAATTCACGCTCTATTTTTTCTCTTATTGCCTTGCGTACAAACGAACTTATATTCACTCTGTTTTTCTTTAGTTCAGCAAACAATACCATATCATTTTGCGTAAATCTAAATCTTTGAATATGTGTTAGTTTATTCATTTTTGTCCTACATTTATTTCGCTAATTGACGAGTTATGTTCAATTTAATTTTAAAAAAGCCCACCGCACATTTTAAGACGTTGTTCAGCAATTTCAAAATATTCCTTTGATATTTCACTACCAATATATTTTCTATTATTTATTTTAGCCATTTTAGGTGTTGTTCCGCTACCAACAAAACAATCATAAACCAAATCATTTTCGTTGCTCCAACTTAATATATGGTCATTTGCAAGTTGTTCGGGAAATGGTGCTGGGTGTTTGTAAACATTATCTTTTGCATTTAAAAACTCCCAAACATTATCTTTTTGTTTTTTGTCGTTAATTTTCTTCTTATCAACACTTACAAGTCCACTTGAATTTGTTTTATGAAATGATGGTTTTCCCCAAGTTTCTGTTCCTGCATAAATACAATCAATCATTATGGGATTAAATGTTTTTGGTTTCCCTTTACTAAAAACAAACATATACTCAAACCCCTGCTCATATCTGTTGTGAGTAAGTGGCACAATGCGTTTCTTTTTATAAATCATAGTATCGTGTATATTAAATCCTATTTCTTTAAAAAATAACGCTTGTTTAAAACTTGTTCCGCTTTCACTTCCATTTTTAGTTTGGTCAGCAATAACCCAAACAACTACACCACCTTGTTTTGTTACTCTATACAACTCTTTTGCTATTTCTTCAAATGGAAATGAATATCCATTATAAGTTCTCAAGTCGTCATAAGGTGGCGAAGTAACCGTTAAGTCCACAAAACAATCGGGCATTTTAGCCATTGTATCTAAATTGCTTTCACAATATAATTTATTTATTTCCATCCCTTCTTTTTTAAAATTAAACTAAACATAACAGCAGATTGGCGATAGTTGGCTTTTTTCAAGCCAATTTTGCCAATCTGCAAAACGTTAGCAGCAACCCTAAAAGAGCCTCGTCTGTGCCGACTGTTCCTGAAAGTGTTTAACTGCATTATTGTAATAAGTTTCGTTTATTTCTATCCCGACAAATGAAAACTTTTCTTCCCACGCTGCAACGGCACTATTTCCGCTACCTAAATGGGTATCAAGTATCGTTTGCCCTTCTGTTGCAAATTTGCTTAAAATCCACTTGTAAAGCTGTTTTGGCTTCTGTGTGGGGTGTATTTTAGCTTCTGCACTTGTGTTGCCTTGTAGCCCTCCATAATAGCGGTAATCAAAACAAAGTGCAGGTTTCTTAAATGAAGTCCACGCCAATTCACCATCAGCAAAATTTGCAACAGGGTTATGCTTATACCAAAATATAAAGCATTGCGTAGGTGGTAGCGGAAAATAGTTGCCGCCCCACACAATTTGATTTTTGCTTACCCTAAATAATTGTTCCCAGTATTCATCTTGGGGCGTTTCTTTATCCCAATCTCCATTGTGGTATTTATTGGCTTTATAGCGGTTTCCGTTGCTATCCTTGTTTGTTCTGTTAAACGCCCCAAAGTTCAATCCATAAGGTGGGTCAACTATTGCCAAATCAAATTGTTTGTCCTCAAAAGTTTTCATTACCTCCACACAGTCGGCATTGATCAACCGAATAGAAGGGCTGCTGCTAACATCGGTTTGCCGCAAGTGGGGGTGAAGTGGTATATTCATCATTTGTGCTACTATTAAAGTTTAGTGGTGGTTTGAACTTTTCGTCTCCGATTGCCCCACCAGCGGCAAGCCGTCAACGTTATAAGTCTGGTGGGCGAAAATGCCCACCAGACTTATAACACGGGCTAAGAAGAAATTTTAACCTTTTCCTCCACACCCTCTCGCCCATTATTCCACAAGATGTAGTCGCTAACATCATCTTTCAGAATATCAATCGCACTTTTGGATTTTGGGAAAGTTTTGGTTTTCCATCCTCCGCCCCATGCGAAGTTTCCGGGTTCATCACTTGAATAAAGTACATTACAGTGTGTTAATTCATCTCCAATAATGAACTCCACTCTTTTCACTTCTGTTTTTACATTTGCCATTTTTGTTTTGTTTTATGTTGATGTGCGAACTTTCACCTGTCGCACGAAAAGGTTTAAACTTCTCTTAGCCCGAAAACGTTATGTGTTATTTTAAAACCCGTTTCTACCGACATATATCCAATTTGTAAATGGCTCAAATTTGAACACATATTTAGTTATCGGGATTGCTAAATGATACTTACTCCCTTTAATTGAGATGCAACGCCATTTACGGCTTCCGCTTTTTAACCTGTAATGCACATTAAAAAAGCGGCGCATAACAGCACCTAAACAAGACGGCTTATTTTCATTGTTCATAATTTTATTTTTTTAGATTAAATGATAAAAATTATTTTGCACACTCCACAGCCATTACCTTTAAGTATTTTTCTCTATATAATTTCTCTGGCGAAATCCCTGTAGCTAATATGCAATTTCGGTCAAAGTTATTATACAAATGATAAAGATCGTAATGAGACAACATACGATAAAAGCCAGTAACCAATTCTTCAAAGGTTCTTGCTACTATTATCCAGCCAGTCCAGTCTTTGTGAAATTTTTCTTGTTCTTTGCTAAGGCTTCCATTTTCTGTTTTAATTTCTACCAATATATTTACGCCAGAGAAACTTACCAGCAAATCGGGGCAACCTTTACGGACGTTATGTAGGTCTAAGCATCTCGCCCCGCTTATCTTGCGCCATTTTTTTACTATCTCTTTTTGATTTGCGTCTGATCTTGTCATTTGCTTTTACTTTCTTTGAGTTTTCGTATAGCATTTGTTAGATCGCTGAACGGGATAACAAACCTTCCGTCAGACGATACAAGGTAATTCAACTCTGAAAGTAAACCATCCAAATCTCCATCCGTGTATTTAGGCGCTTCAACAAGCTTGAACATGTTGGGATAAGATGGGGCGTGGATGTCACATCTATGCGACGTCAACTGGTCTGCGGTAAAATAAGCTTTTCTTTCTAAACCTACGTTATCTCGGAAATCAGCCTCAAAGACCTCCCCAGCCTTGTGATCGAATGCGTTTACTAACAGTTTATACTTGTTCTTCATTTCTTCGCTCCTTTCATAGCCCAGTTATAAAAATCTCTTTCGCTTTTTATTATATATTCTTTTCCATTCTCTCGGAGGTCTTTTATAAATAACTTTTTCTTTCCCCAATCATTCTCAAACACAAACCACGCGAACATATCGTCGGTATTCATCGCTTCGTCAACGAGCCGAATGTATGCGTCAATGAAATGGCTACCAAACTCAACAACGCCAGTGCTTGTCGGTGCGATCACTTTGATAACGTCGTTAAGCTTGTCTTGCTCTGCGTTAAAACGCTTAAGCTCGTCGCAGTAACTTTTGAATTGTAGGTAGGTCATGTCGTCCTTTCAGTTTAAATTCACGGTAAAAAAGTCACGTCAACTTTGTCGCCGACACGAACGCGGTCTTGTATGTCATAAAAGCGATATGGCAACTTAAGATTCAAATAGCCGTGAGTAAGATGTCCATCCTGAATATGCCAAACTTCTTCAACGGTAAATTCAAAGGTGTTTTTCTTTCTAAGCCCGTCGGTAATCTCGGTTAATTGATCAATAGCCTCTTGCTTAGAAATTTCATGGCTGCAAAGCTGATTGATGATTTCTGATATTTTCATGCTATGTCCTTTCGTGCTTTTTAATTTAACTCATTCCGAGCCATATCAATTAAACTTTCAATGCGTCTCTGCATAGCTTTATTTTCAAGCAAAGCAATTCTCAATTGTTCAATCAAAAAATCTTTAGGAGTTTTCTTCATCTCCGCTTTCCATTCGTCTCCGAAAGGAATGTATACTTTTGTTTGCTTTGCCATTTTATTGTCCTTTCATTGTTTAATATGTGCAATATTTTGGCACCAAGCCGCGAGTTACCTGCAAGTGCTACATTTCGTTTTCAAATGGAAGTTCCGTTAAAAAACTTTTATTAAAATCTCCCACCCGCTTTTTAATGAGTTCAAAATATTGTTCTTGTTTTTCCATAAGTATAAATTGTCTTTTGGTTTTTACACACGTTAAAGCAACAGTTCCGCTTCCTCCAAACGGGTCCAACACAATATCGCCTTCATTCGTAAATGATTTTACAAAAAACTCAACCAATCCTTCGGGAAATGTAGCAGGGTGTAGTTGCTTATCTGAAAATTGGTTGCTTACGTTATTCACATTTATCACATTTGAAGGTCTTGCAAGTCCTAAGTTCCGTATGTTAGTGGTATTCATTCCAGTCATTCCGCTTCCGTTTTTAGGTGCTCCACATTGCTTTCTGTAAGTCCTTGCAATACTTTCTTCCTTTATCGGTGTTCCGCAAGCCACAGGGTTAAATGTGATTTTATTCGGTGAGTTTTTTGTAAAGTGGTATATCGGCTCAAACGCATTTTTAAACCTTCCTTTCAAACTGCCTGGAAAAGCATTTTTAGTCCAACAATATTCTTCAACAAACATAAAGCCCGTTTCTCTTTTCAGTTGGCAAATCAAATCATAAACATACAGGCTTCTTTCTCCGTTGTTGGTATGTGGCTTTATGTTTAAAAAGAAACTGCCAGTAGGTTTCAAAATGCGTTTTATCTCTGCTCCAATCGGTAAAAACCAATCAACATATTCATTCTCATTTGTGCCTCCGTATGTTGCTTTTCTGCGTTCAGCGTAAGGTGGTGATGTAAAAACCAAATCAATGCTATTATCATTAATGGTTTTCATCAAGTCCAAACAATCTCCAAACAATATTTCTTTTTTTCCTTTGCTCATTTTAATAAAAGTTTTTTTAGTTCTCCGTATTTAAGTTTTGTCCTAATTAACCGCACCAGCAGGTAACAAGGTATTTGCAAAATTGCCCATCAACATTTGTGCTTAATTTGAAGTATCTGCAAGGGCAACTTCGCAAATACCCATCCGTTAGCTGTCATTGCTTCATCAACCTGTATAACTCGCTTTTATCTACTATGTATTGATAAGGCTTATGCCCGTTTCTACTTATCTCCACACGCACCTTGCACTTAAATCCGCATTGGCAACCTTCGCCAGTTGTTAACCATTCTGCTGTCCATTTGCTATTTACGCATCCCCCTCCCAAAATACGCAACGAACCGCTAACACACGGTAAAACTCCATTGCCTTGCAGGGCTTTTCTAATTATTGTTTTTTTAATATCCATAGTTGTAATTTAAAAATTTATCTCTCGTATTAAAAACGGCAACGAGAGTTTACCGTCAACCGTTATGTGCCATTTTAACGTACACCTCTTTCAACATCAAAATAATAATATGCTGAATTGTATAAAGACTTCCATTTGTCTTTTGGAATATCGTCAGCTTCCATAATATCCCATAAGTCTTGTGGGTCGCAATGTCTATCCACTCCACCATAAGACCAAACAGTTCTTATTCTGCATAGAAGCCTTGCCATTGTCTTATTATAAACTTCTTTGTTTCTAATATGTGAACCTTCCTGCCCTACGCATATTATTATTTCTCCGTCTTGATTTACTGTCTTGTTCATTTTAAAATTGTTGTTAATAAAAACGGCACATAACAAGGGTTTTGCGTAATAGCCCTATCAAGTGTCGTGGTTAATTTTAAGTTTCTACTAAGGGCTACTACGCAAAGCCCCGATACGTTATGCGATACGCTAAAAAGCCCACGCGGGAACATTGTGTCTTTTAATGTGAGTGATACTTTCACCGTTGTAATACTTGTGAAAAATACGTCTCGCCTCTCCTTCGGTTTCTGCTTCTACAATCGAGCCGTGAAATGTTCCTGTTACAGCCCAACAAAAAGCACGTCGCATAACAGGCGGTTTGCCGTCAGTAGTGGTTTCTTTAGTCAACTCTGATTCTGATCCGTGGTTTATGTTGTTAATCATAGTTCACCTTAAACAAAACTTTTTCGCCCGCACTATAAGAGCGTCTACTCTTGTGCCTACACATCCCGAAATTCCCGTTTTTGGGCGCGTATTCCTTACAATGCTTCCCACAGTCTCCGTCGTCTAAAAATAATTCAAGCGTTTTGCACCAACTAAAGCCGCCTACTTTTTCTGGTATCGCTTTAAGCAATTCTATTTCGGTCAACCCTTCATCTTTAGCGTTAGCCAAATGATAATCAAGCGGGTAACATAACGCGCTGTATTTGCTTCTAAAATAATATTCGCTCATGATGGTCTGTATGGTTTAATGTCTATAACTCCAATGAATAAGAAAACTTTTTTTCTACCGTTACCAGTGTGTCGTTTTTTGAACCTCCGTGAGCTATTATTAAAACTTCCAACATTTCAAAGCCTCTATTTTTTCCTATACCGTTTGAGTTCCAGCCAAAACAAATACATATACCGTCTACCTTCAAAATGCGAGCTATTTCATTTTTACAAGCCGCCCAATAATCCATTTTAGTCGGCGAAAAATCGTGATCTAAAAACAAATCCTTGCCGAACGAATCATAGCATTCTTTCGCTTGCGTAAAAGAATAAGGCGGATCATACAAAACGCCAATAGCGGAATTTGTTTTTATCTGCTTTAAAAACTGTAGCGCGTCCATGTGTGCCGTTGTGTTTCTTTGCGGATTTAAGTCGTTAGTTATTTCAGCTGGTGAATTTTCGCCAGCAAACGGATCAACCCAACCAATGCCGCGGTCTGATACGTATTTTTTTATTACAAGACTTACACTTGGTATTGTAAATGTCCACATATTCGGCATGTCAAATGTCCGACTTATCTTCATTTTGTCACCTTATTAAATTCAACTCCCGCGCCTTTACATCGCCGTATACATATCGCCATAGCCACTCATTGCGCGGGTATGGATATACGTAAAGATGGCAATACGCGCCGTAAATATAAATATCCTCTTCCGGGTCGCCTAATAGCTTGATCGGATGCCAGCGCGAGTTGATGCCGAAGTATCCTCCGTCAAGTGTGCCGTCATAGTTCCAGTTGTGTAGCGTGTTCGCGCCCATGCGTGATTCACGGAAAAGAATCTGCACGAGGAACGGCAAATCCAAATCAAGGCTAT